AACGGCGCGGCTTCCACACAGTACATCCCAAAGATGATGTGGAAGAAAGAGGCTGTGGTTTCTCACTCTGCACCACTTATCATGCCTTATACCGGCCAAGGCTTCCGTCGCTCGCTGGCAGATGCCGAGCGTGATACGGTAGCACCGTTGATGCCACGCCTCTGGTTCTACTCGGACCCGAACACCGGCGCTCACAAGTGTCGTGTTGACCTCTTCATCCAAGCGCAGATGCGCAACCGTTGGATGGGCGTGAAGTTCTTCGGCTTGGTCTAAGACCTTCACTTAAAATACTGGGAATGGCCGTGATTGACTTCGCGGCCATTTTCTTTGATAACTGCCGTACTTGACACACAACAATGAGGACGACATGGAAAACCAAGTTCCCGGTGAATATAAGGACGCGGCGAAGAAAACCGACGGTAGAGCCTACAAGTACCAAGCCTTCCCAAAGGCGGTGTACGGCAAGACCATGCAGGATTGTAAGATCATCAAATGTGAGGAAGAACGCCCAGACGGCTACGTCGATCGCAAGGATTGGAAAGAGCCTACGGACAAGACCTCCGAGGCGGCCATCGCCAAGACGGAAGCCAAGAAGGCTGAAAAGGATCTTCGCAAGGCTATCATGGACTACCTGGATGAGCACTCGGTCGACTACGCCAAGAACATCTCGACTTCTAAGCTAGAAGAACTTAAAGTGGCCCTCGACGCTCACCTAGAGAAGCAGGAACCATCGGATGACGCTGAATAGCACCATCATTGCCGCCGGCTACCGAGAATCTAACTTCACGGCACAGGGCGGAACTCTCACGGCAGAAGAACAGACCGAGGGACTGGCATTGCTCCAGTCTCTCACTGACTCCTTCTTTGGTCTTATTGTCGGAACGCGGCCGAAGGCTTGGTACATCCCAAGCCCGAACAACACATCACCGGACGCGGTTTCATACCCGGCCGACACCGTCGCCGATGTGCGCGGCACCCGAGACGAACGCTATCCCCCAGCAAACTCACGTGTAATACTTCGTACTACAACGCCCCAGACCATCTATTTCCAGACGATGCCGCAGGACGGCGCCATGATGCAAATCGTCGATTCCGGCTTCCAAGCCGATGTTACACTCGATGCCAACGGTGTGTTCTTCGGTGTATCAGGGACCGATACAACTGAGACGCTGACGACATCGTTCTCCGGTGGCTCGCGCGTACCGACGCGCACATACGTTTACCGCGGCGACCTCGCGGCATGGGTGCAGATCAACACGCTATCCTATTCGGTGGAGAACCCCTTCCCCGCGGAGTTCGACGACTTCTGGATCACCTATCTGGCCATGCGCCTCGCACCGCGGTTCGGCAACACCCCGAACCAAGTGACGCTCCTACGCGCGAAAGAGATGCTTGTCTTCGTGCGCAACTGGTATCACCAGTCGATCGAAGCACTGGGCAATGGCCCAGACGGCGCCGAGCACTCTTGGTACGGTCGCGGTTACACCGGCGACCCTGCAAGCGGGAGAGTTTAATGCCAGAAATTGACCTCGCGTTCTCAGACTTTGAACGCGCCTACGCCGACCTTCCACCCGCGCCACTGAGGAACAGGTTCTTTGAAGAGAACCCCTTCCAAGGTAAGAAGCGTGCGGCGATCGCTCGGCCGGCAACCACATCCATCGGCAACTACGGCGCTGGGCCGATTCGCAAGGTGTTCTCTCAGCCGGGTCTGTTCGGCGGCGCGCTGTTCTTTGTGAGCGGTAACCAGATCTTCCGTCGCGATCCCGACGGCAACACGTTCGCGCTCAACGGCATAATCTACGGCGAGGGCGAAGTCTCCATGTGCGTGGTCAAAGGGCTCGACTATGAGAGGCTGTTCATCGCCGACGGCGCGCGTCTCCAGTTCTACTCTGGCGGCACCAAAGCCTCGGGCATTGTGGAGTTCACCGGCGGCGCCAACGCGATCGCTGGAGACCAAGTTGAAATCAACGCGACTTACTACGAGTTTGAGACCCCCGACGGTTTCGGCATGGTGACTGACGGTATCGGCGCTTCGTCAAACCCATTCAAGGTAGCGATAGGCGCCGACTGGGATGAGACGCTCGACAACCTACGCTCGGCGCTCGCTTTCGACGGCACCTCTGGCATGACCTACTCATCGACGATCGCGGGCCAGAACCTAGAAGTTACAGCGTCCTACCTATCGCCGGAACTCACGATCACGGCGCGCATCGACACAGAAGCCGGGAACCTATTCACTCTGACGAACCCCGTCGACACCGGGGGTAACATCCAAGTCCCCGCTGGCGGCCTCTTCACTGGCGGCAACAACCACGGCATCAACGGCATCGAGATGCCAGACGGTCTACCGCCCACCCAGGTCGGCACGTTGAAGTCCTATGTCATCGTGGCGGTTGGATCGACGGACAGATTCTATTGGGTGGCGCCGGCCGCAGTCACGATCGGCGCTCTCGACTTCGCCACGGCGGAAAGCGCGCCAGACCAGATTGTATCTTTGCAGATCATGCAAGATACCGTGTGGTTTGTCGGCCAGACAGTGACCGAGATATGGTACACCACCGGCGACATCGCCCTTCCCTTTTCACCGGTCTCAGGACGGGTCTATGACCGAGGGGCTTTGCCGGGTACGGTGGTCAATATCAAAGGCACATTGTATCTTGTCGATCAGGATTACATTGTCTATGCTATCGGTGGCGGGGCTCAACGGGTTTCCAATCACGGAATTGAAGAACAGATACGACTAGCAGTCGCAGCGGAGTCATAAAATGGCATTACTTTATTGCACGTCCTTCGACATCTACGGCACGGCTACGGTCATGCCGTATGACTTTAACGACGCCCAAAAGGGCTGGGACTTCGGCAACGACGACAACGGTTGGACGCTTCTTGGGGACGCCATACAAGCAAGCCCAGCCTTAGAATCATCGAACAACACCACGCCTTGGGGCAACTACGGCATAGGGGTATGCCCATGGGGCTCGCGCCGCGGCGACTACTCCTTCTTCCGCCAAGTTACAAACCTGTATCGCGACAGCCTCGGCGGCCAAGCCTACACCATGACTGGCGCCGAGATGCCACGGCTGGTCGTACCCGGCGTATCGCAGCATGAACGCATTATCCACATGGCCTTCTCGATGGACTCTCTACCGGCGGTGGACAGCCACCAAGGTATGATCCTCTGCTTCCAGAACTCCTTCGGCGAAATCCGCTTTTGGCTCGGCGTTAACCCCTCGGGACGCCTTGTTGCATATTCCGGCGACTTCACCGTCGGCATCGGCGGCGACTCTTTCATAACCCCAACCGTCACAGCCATCTCCTCAACGCCAGTCATCGCGGCAGAGACATGGGTCTCGCTGAATATCAAAGTCACAACGAACGCCGGTAACGACCTCGTGGACTTGCAGATTTACGCGGGCGACATCATCGCATCGGCTCTCGTTATGAACGTCACCGGTCTCACCGCGGCAACCGGTCTCTCGAAAGAGATAGACGTCCTCGGTCTGTTGCCGCCGGCATTTGCCCGATCAACGTCAGACCCCGAGCCACTCGACCTCACCACCATGTATATCCGAGACCTCGTTATCTGTGACAACACCGGCACCTACAACAACGATCATCTCGGACAAGTGTTCGTCGCGGCGCAAGAGATGCGCGCGGAAGACCCCGGCGGCGGATGGGATGCTGAAACACGCTCCAACATCTCCGACGGTGTTTTGAACATGCAAGACGCCAACACCGGGCTTCGGGTGGCCGACAACGCGCTTCTCGAAGTTGGATCGGGCGACTACACGTTCGAGGGCTTCTGGCGCGCTCACTCTCTGCCGATCGGCACATCCGAGATGACCTTCGCGTCTAAGTGGTACGCATCCGCGAACCAACGATCTTGGCGTCTATACTGGGATGCCGACGGCGATGAACTCAAGTTCGACATCTCCACCGACGGCACGGCGGTCACGAACCTGTTCGCCTATCCTTGGACTCCAGACCTCGACAAGTATTACCATATCGCAGTCTCTCGGGACACGGCGGTCACGCGCATATTTGTCAACGGTACGCAGCTTGGTGTCGACATCACTGACGCCAACACCTACGACAACGGCACTGGACAGATCGGTATTGGCGGCGACTTCAACTCGACCACTATCGAGGCATCCACCGCCTTCGACGGCTTTGTCGATGAGGTACGCTTCACGGTGGGTCTCTCGCGTTACAGCACCGACTTCACTCCAACGGCCGTCCCGTTTGGCCGCGACGTAGGCGGCGATGCGAACATCGCGAACGTCGAACTCCTACTGGGCTTTGATGGCGGCGCCATCATCGACGAGTCTTCCAACGCCTTCACAGTCACGGCTGGCGTCGGCGTTACTGCCGACCTGCCCGATGACGACGACAACTCGTTCCAAGTCCTCAACCGTCGCCCAGCATGGGACGATACCTACATCGAGGCTCGGAACACCTTCGCGACCACCATCCTCACTCTCACTGGCCAGCCGCTCAACGATGAGACCACAACCCTCGGATCCCGCACCTACACGTGGAAGACGACGCTCACGGGCGCTGCCGACGAAATTCTCATCGGCGCCGATGTCGCGGCGGCTCTTACGAACATCATCGCAGCGGTCAACGCTGGCGCGGGTGTTGGCATCCAGTACGGTACAGGAACAGTGGCCAACATCGACATCTTTGCTTCGGTTCTTCCCGAGCCACAGGGTCTATTTACGGCAACTGCGATCGGCACCGCGGGCAACGCACAAGCCTCAACTGAGACGCTTACGAACGGCTCTTTCAACAACGCGACGTGTGTCGGTGGCGAAGACATCCCAGCGCCTTCCGACTTCGCTATGGAGCGACTGCCGGTCGACGTAACCGGTGTTCTAGGTATGCAGGTCACGGCTCGCGGCTTCAAGTCCGATGCTGGCTCTGCCCAACTCCGCTTCGACCTCGTTGGACCGGGCGCGGCCGTCGACACCGGCGGTGCTCTCGGAACGGACCTCAATCCAGCATGGCTTCGCCAAGTGTTCGAGGAAGACCCCGACACATCCGCAACGATCACCCCGTCTACGGTAACCGGGGGTCGCATCCGCGTCACAAGGACGGTGTAAGTCATGGGTGAATATGCCCGCTTATCAGAGTCACACCTACAGATTGTCTCGCAGTCCCCGGCGAGCAGCGGCCTACGGCATTTTCTGTCCCAAAGCGCCGTCCAACTCATCACCGCAGGCTCGCCAAAGCGCGCCCAGGTCACGCAGATCAACGCGCATCTTGTCACCTACACCACGCCGTATCGGATACAGATTGCCCAAACGCTGGCGCAGCTACTAATCCAAAATCCTTCTTTCCAAGGCGGCTACTTCTACACGTCCACCGTAGAGCCACAGGTTGTATATACAATCGGCGTACCCGACACCCCACGCCAAAAGGCGTGGACATTCGACTTTGACGGCCATACCTTCTACGTTCTCGACCTCGCCGAGCAAGGCGCCATGGTCTATGACCTCACAACGCAGTCGTGGTCGAAGTGGGATACCGCCGGGTACGAAGGCCACTTCAACATGAAGAACGGCTTCCACTGGCGCGACGGTAAGCAAGTCATTGGCGGCGGTATGCTGGACGGTCTATTGGTCGCCTTGAACGAGGACTCTTACCTCGATGAAGACTTCCGGCCGGTGACCTATGAAGTCAACGGTGTCATCTTTGCCTCTTCCGAACAGTACATCCGCCAGTTCAACCTACGCTTGGTGGGCTCACCCGGCCGAACAGGCTTGGTCGATCCTATCAGCCCGCCTATCCTCAACATGACATACTCTGACGACAACGGCGCGACATGGTCTGACCCGCGTGCGGTTGAACTCTCATCGACGAACAAATCGCAGAGAATAGAGTTCCGTTCCCTCGGCGCCTTTAGACAGCCCGGTAGGATCTTCCGTATGTACGATAACGGTGGTATCAAATTCCTAGCGTACGTCGTAGCGGACGTCGAAGGGGAAGGTGAATGACACATGGCTCGATTAACACCGCCACTTAATCCTAATCTGCCGATGACAGACAAGGACGGCAAGCCTACGCCGTTCTTCATGCGTTGGTGGCAGGAGCAAGTGGCATCAAACGCGGCAATCGCCAACCTGTCCACACCCGAGGCGGTGTCGGCAGTCCTCGATGTCCTCGGCGCGGAAGCGCGCGGGCAGATACTGTATCGCGGCGCCACGATATGGGAACTCCTCGAACCCGACACGGCCGGTAAACTCCTCGTTACGAACGGCGCGGCGGCGGATCCTTCATGGAGCACGCTATCGTCGACCATAGACACGGCGATCGGCGGCACGCATGGCGACATCCTATTCCGAGGAGCGGCAGGATGGGAGCGTCTTGGCTTCGGGACCGTCGGCGATGTCCTATCGACCAACGGCGCGGGCGCTGATCCGGCGTGGATTACGGCAGCGGGCGGCGGCGGCGCATCTATAGCGATCAAGGCGCGGTATTGGAGAATCCTTCGGAACGTAAGCAGCGATCCCAACTTTGTGGGCGTTACCGAGTGGGGCTTCAACGGCGTCACCGACGGTGGAACGGTCGGCGGTGTAGCATCGGCTAGTTCGGTGTTCTCGACCACGTTCAACGCCGACAAAGCGTTCGACGGTAACATCACCACCGGATGGGCAACGCAAACGGGACTTATAGTTGGCGCATGGATCGAGTATGACTTCACCACGCCGACCGCGGTCACCGAATTTTACATGCGCCCAGGTACAACCGCCGGCTACACCCCGAGCGACTTTGACCTCCAATGCTCTCTTGACGGCACAAATTGGATTACGGTGCAGAACTACACGACCACGTGGGTCGCGAGTGTAGGGCAGTCGTTTACAGTCGACTATGAGTTCGGCGGCCGGTT